GGGGTTTTGTTGATAGGAAGAGAGGCAAAGTGTTCAGAGAGTTTCATGTTGAAGTTGTGACGCAGTTTGCTTTCCTCGGAGAAGTGTGGGGCACGGTATTATCGTTGTGGGTGCAGGGAGTCCCTGCCTACGTGAGAAATATTGTGGTCAATTACTTAAACGGAGAGCATTGGAACACTGACGCTGAGCTGATGAAGGTGCTGAAATGGTTGGGCGAGGCAAGCAAGAAGTATGCTGACTATGTCAGATGGGAAAGAGCGGGTGACTGGCAGTTTCTAGTAGACTTGCAGTTGTTTGGTGGTTACCAAGCTAATGCAGACGAGGATGCAATGTTCGAAGACGTGAAAGAGTGGACTGTGGACCCTGTGACGCATAACGCGTTAACGGGAGATTACAACTCGAGATTCAAGGAAGTTCTGAACGGGTGGTTCAAGCTACCTGTTTCCGCGCCTAAGAAGATGACATTCAGGGAGTTCTTGCAGGACAGGTGGCTTTGGGCTCGCGCAGGTTCGTCGACGACCAAGGTAGGTGAGGGCTTATCTAATACGAAGTACAACCTGGCGTGGACTATGTCTGACGAGAGGCTCATCGACTTGATATTGAAGATTGAGTCTGTGGGGGACATCAAGCTGAAGTTGATTGAGAAGCTGGAGCTGGGGAAGGTCAGAGGTGTCATATCTGTAGATGACTCTTTGTACTTGACGATGTCATACATGGCGTATTTCGTGGAAGATAGGGTCGGCAATACGAAAATGTTCAATTTCATGTCATCGGATAAGCAGTTCGAAGCACTTCGTGCGTTGACAACTAGGCAGGTGATGGTTCCGCTTGATGAGTCGGGTTTTGATCACAACAAGGACGCGAGTACGATGATGGCATGTCTCGATGCTACGAGCAGGGAGGCACAGGCCGGTGCTGTGGGACAGGCAGTTACAGACATACAGGGCTGTGCTGACTTTGTGCGGCGTAACCTGTACGGTGGCACGATTGATATCGGTTCCAGGCGAGTGAAGGTCGAGAAGGGACTTCTCAGTGGTTGGAGGTTGACGTATTTCTGGGGCACAATGATCAATATAACTCAGGTCTACCTAGCACTAGCGGAACTCAAACAGCTGGGAATGCCAATGCAGCCTGACTTCGTATGCAGCGGTGATGACGTGGGCATGTGTTTTGACACTGTGCAGCAGGCCGCTACTTTTATCACGGCGTACAGGTCGTACGGCTACGTGGTAAACCCGGCCAAGTTCTGGGTGTCGAATACCAGGAATGAATTTCTCAGGCAGACTTTCACAAGGATGGGAGCGCGCGGATACGCGAATCGGATGCTACCTAAGGTATGCTTCACGAACCCTCTGGCGGCTGGCAAATTGACTAGATCTGAAAAAGTGAGGTCCATACCGTCTGTGTGGTCAAAGCTCTACGTGCGCGGCTTGCCGAGAGACTTCTGTATAGATATGGCTACTCGCGATGTGTCGGGTGCGCTGGGCTGCGGCTATTCGAAG